TTGGCCCGGTCGGCTTCCCAGCGTGCTTCCCGCTGGAGGTCTGCCGCCGTCTGGGCCTTGGAGTAGATATTTTGGATGATGTTGGTGTCGCCCTCCCGGTGGTACTGGTTGGCGGCTGCGGCCACCTGTGCCGTGCCGGATGCGGCCACACTGCGAGAGATGGCCATGTTGTCCGACAGCACCAGAGAATTGGCTTGCCGCACCATCTCGGCCAGCTTCGCGTTTGCGGCCAGCAGGGCCTCGGTGTTGGCCTCCACAGCGTCGGTCAGGTCTTTGTCCGGGGTGGGGGCCGTCGGCGTGGTGGAGCCGGGTTTTGTGCCTGTGGTGGTCTTGGCGATGTCATCCAAACTGCGCTCCAACTTTGTCTGAACCCCGTCCACATAGGTGGTCACGGTCTTGTAGGAGCGCTCCACGCCGTCCACCAGCTTGGTACCCGCCTCGGTGACGGTCTTGGTCACCCTCTGGGTGATCTTGCCGGTCTCATCCTGCAGCTTCTCGGTGAGCACCTTGGTGGTCACGGTGCTGCCGTCTGCTCTGGTGGTCTTGCTGGTGTCGGTCATGCTCTCGATGACCTTCTGGGAGTTGGTAGAAGTGCCGGAGCTGCTGGGGTTGTTGATGGCCTCCTGCTGTTTCTTCCGCGCCTCCTGCCGGGCCTTGCGGTCTGCGGCGATTTTATTGGCGTAGTCCCACGCCGGATTGGAGATGTAATCAATCGTACCACCGTAGAGCCACGCCACGGAGTTATACAGGCCGATGAGGCCGTTGATGAGGATGACAAAGCCCTCGATGCCCGCCGCCACGATGCGCATCAGGCCCTCGAAGATGTAGCTCATAAAGTCCTCAACACCCGCCCAGACATTCTGGAAAGCGTTGGCCACATCCTTGTTTTTGCCGGAGAAGTTCAGCAGGGCACCCACCAGCATCCCGATAAGGGATATGACAAAGAGGATGGGGTTGGCATCCATGGCCACGTTCAGGGCAGTCTGCCCGGCTGTGGCGCTGGCTGCGGCGGGCACGAACTGCGCCACCAGACCCATGGCCAGATTGGCGAGGTTCCCGAACACGCCGCCCAAAGCGCTGCCCAGCTGGTTGAGCGCCCCCATGGCCACGCTCTGGATCTGCGCCTGCTGTTCCTTGGTGCAGGCCTGCCAGAAGTAGGAAGCCGCCCACAGGCCCAGCTGCTCGAGGTCGCCATCCTTGAGGGCCGTTGCCAGCGTCTCGATGGCCCCCAGCGCATCTGTCTGGATGTCGGCCTGGATCTGCGCCCATCCCTCGTCCAGCTTGGTGCGGAACTGCTCCGTGAGCAGCTCACCCATGCTGCCGTACTGGGGCCCGGCATCCTCGATGGTCTTTGCCACGGTCTGGGTGCCGTCGGCGGCGATGGTGGTCACGGTCTTGACCGTGCGCTGCACGCCGTCGATGATTTCAGTGCCGGTGGCGGTGATCGTCTGTTCGACCTGTTCAGAACCGTCGGCCAGCAGTTTCGTGGTGGTCTCGGTGGTGGTCTTTACACCGTCTACGAGGGCGGTCTGGGTGTCCTTAGTGGTGGATACCACATCCCGGACTGCCTCGATGCTCTGGGTGACCTTCTGGCTGCCGTCCGCTGCCGTGGTGGTGATGGTTTTAACGTCCGAGAGAACCCCGTCCACCATCTGACGGCTGGTTTCGGTGACGGTCTGCTTCTGCTGTTTCGTGCCGTTTTTCAGGGTCTCATGGACCGTTTCGGTGGTACGGGTGACCCCGTTCTCAATCTGCGTGCTGGTGGAGGTAATGGAGTTCACTACCTCAGATGCAGCCTTTTTGGCGGAAGAACTGGCCTTTTTCGAGGATGCAGAAACAGCACTGGCCGCTTGCTCAGTGGTCTTTTGTGCAGCTTTGGCCTCCTCTTGCAGTTCCGTCCAGCTCTTGGTGCTGATGCCTTGCCCGGCCTGGGCTGCCTTGTGCCGTGCCTCCCGGTTGGCTTTGGAAGTGGCCGCTGCAGCCTGTGCATCCTTGTCTGCTTTGTAGTCATCGTAGCTGGAAAAGCCGGTATAACCATCCTTCCCGAGAAAGCTGTTCAGCTTGTAACTGAGCTTGTCCAGCCAGCCGATGGCCGCACCGATGGTGCTTTGGGCGATATTGGCGACGAACTGAAATGCCCCACTCACGAAGTTGCGGAAGGTCTCACTGGTCTGATAGGCAGTCACAAGGGCCGCTGCAAGAGCAGCCACCACAGAGACGGCGATTCCGACCGTGTTTGCTTTCATCACGGCATTGAGTGCCGCTTGAGCAACAGCCAGACCGGTCGCCCCGCCTTCGGCAGCTTTATGGGCGGCAGCAAGGGCAGTAGTCGCAGCTGTTTGTACCACCGTAGCGGCAGAGGTGGCGGTCAGGTAGCCCTTGTAGGTCAGAAATGCCACGCCGGCAGAGGTGACAACGGTGATGACCAGACCAATGGTGTCTTTCAGTTTGGCCAGCTTCTGGTCATCCTCCGTGATGGAGACCACCAGCTCGTTGGTCTTGACGATGAGGTCGCCAAGAGCCGAGAACAGGCCGTCAGTCAGTTTGCCGGTAAGGGCAGCCACGTTGTCCTGCAGGGTAGACAGCCGTCCGTTGAAGGTCTGGCTGGCTTCCAGCATACCGTTGTAGAACTGCCCGCCTTCACTGGTGGCAGCTTCCACAGCGGCCTGCAATTCCTCAAAGCCCACCTTGCCATCCGAGATGCGCTTGTACAGGTCGGACATGCTTTCGCCGGTGGCCTCGCAGATCTGATTGAGCGGGTTAAAACCCGCGTCAATCATCATGTTCACGTTTTCCAGCGTGACCTTCTGGGCGCTGGACATCTTGCCATAGGCCCGGACAAGGGTCTGCATCTTGTCTGCGTTGCCCAGAGAAATGTCGCCCAGCATCTGCAGCACGTTGGTGGTGTCGTCTGCCGCAATGCCGAATTGCAGCAGGGTCTGGGTTCCCTCAGTCAGATCAGACAGGGTGAAGGGTGTGGATGCTGCCATTTTGCGGATCTCTTCCAGCTTTTCGGCGGCAAGCTGTTCGTCACCCAGCATGACCTTGAAATTGGTGAGGTAGCTCTCCATGTCCCGGTTGTAGGACAGACCGCTCTTCACCACGCTCAGCAGGGCATCGGCGGCTTTCTTAGCGAAATCGGCGATCATCTGCCCGGCGGCTACCGTCCATTTATTGACGCTCTGCTCTGCCGGGTCGCTGTTCAGCCGGACATCACCCGTAATACTGAAATCAGCCATTGGGGGCGCTCACCTCCTCGTCATCGCCATGCCTGAGCCGCTGCAGGAAGGCGGCATTGTGGTCGGCCACCGTGACTGCCGTCCGGGTGTGCCGCAGTTCTTTGGGCAGGGCAAAGGTCTCCTTCAGGTCCTCGTACTGCTGGCGCTGCCTGCCCTCCATGCCGGAGGTGTCCATCGTGCGCCAGGACATGATCTTCGCCATGGTGGTTTCCTCCGGCAGCCCCCGCAGCAGAGCCAGAAACCGCCACCAGTGGATGCGCTCTGCCGTAAGGTCGATGTGGTAAGCCTGCTGAAAAGCTGCGGTCAGATAGTCCGCGTCACAGGCAAAATCCATGGCAAGCTCACCGGAACCGCTGCCTTTGCCGCCGGAACGTCCGGGCGGGTCGGCCCCGTGGTAAAAGCGCAGTAAACTTTCATAGGCCTCCGGGGCCAGCTGGGGCGGAATCGGCTCCCGGTAGAAGCGCCGGAACGCTTCCTGCGCAAAGGCAAGGGTGTCCTTTTTCTCCCGCTTGCGCTGATACTGGTTCGACAGCCAGACCATGGGCCGAAAGTCCGGGTCGATGGCGCGGCCCTCCCACTCGGTAGGCAGTGGTTCCAGCAGGATGTCAGCCATGATGACGGCGGCGCTTTGCCTTGCGCCGCTGCTCACGGTTCAGCTGAGGAGCCAGAAGGCTGGGGTCAAACTTCTGCTTTTCCTGATTAGCAGCCCGGGTCAGTTCGGTCATCACGGTAAGGGCCTTGCCCAGGTCATTGCCGTCCAGCCCCAGAGCAGCCGCAGAACCTTTGCCCAGCACATCATCGACAAACGCTTCCACGATGCGGCACTGGCCGCGGATACCCTCGGCATAGCTCATGTTAGGGGTCTGCTGTGCACGCTGACGCTCGGCCTCCTCGGCCTTTTCCAGCTTTGCCTTTGCCTGCTCCAGCCGCTCGATATCGTTGGCGTTCAGGCTGGAAAACGCAAATTCCTTATCAAAGATCTTCATGGTCGTCTCCTATCAAAAAAGCCCTCGCCGGTCAGGACGAGGGCACGGAGCTACGGGCAGGATCAGCCTGCCGCAGCGGTAGAATAGTCGAACTTGGCAGGGGTGCCGATGCCCTTTACATCGCAGGCAAAGGTGGCGATTGCGCCGGCAGAGCCGCCCACGTCGCTGGTGACGATGAATGCGGCTTCGCCCTTCTCGCCCTTGCCGGTGCGCAGGGAGAAATAGATGTAGGGCAGGATGACGCTCTGGCCGAAGCCATAGATCATCTCGTGGCCCAGAATGAAGTCCTGGAACGCATCGCCCTTGCAACGGTCGCCGTTGATGGCGAGGGTGCGCTGAACGCTGCCCTTGGTGGTAACGGGGCCGGTGCGGATGTAGGTATTGTCAGAGGTGGAAGCGTTCAGTGCGCCGCTGTGCTCCCGCACATGGTCGGCACAGACGGTCCAATCCTTGACGGCATCCTTCTTGCTGGCCTCGGTGCAGATGGCCAGCACAAAGTCATCGGTGTTCTCGATGCCCTTGTAGTCGGCGCTGGGGGTGATGCCGGAGGCGGTAACAGCTTCAGTAACAGTCATGTTGAAACTCCTTTCGGTTGGTAATAAACGAGCCGGAGCTGCATCTGCATTTTGCAGCTTCCGGCGCTGCTGGTAACGATATAGCCCGATGCGGTGACCGATACGCTGAGGGGCTGCTTTGGGGCTTCCAGCTGGGGCAGGTTATGCCGGTCATTCTGGGCAAGCACCCAGTCGGTCAGCTGCTCAAAAAAGCCGCTGTTGGCGATCTGGGTGCTCTGGGCCTCGCTGTATTCCCGACGGCTCAGGAATACATAGCTTTTGGCCATGTTCCTGCCGGAGAAATAAGTGGTCAGCACAGGGTCTGTGGGGGAATCCTCAATGGAAAACTCGGCCACCGGCTCCGGGGAAAGCCCGGAGATACGGAATGCTGCCCCGTTCTCGGTCTGTTCTTCGGCGATGAGCGGGCAGGTCTTGAGCCACTCCCGCATGGCCGTGATGGTGGCTTTCTCGCTCATAAGTGGCCCATCCCTCCCCAGAACATGGTAACGGCACGGGTCGCATAAAGGGCCAGATGCTCTCCCATGTCTGCAAGTGCCCGCTGGCCCCAGTAGGAGCCGCGCAGACCTTTGTACTTGTCGGCTTCCTGCCCACGTTCTTTGTTGCCCATGAAGGTGCGCAGGTCGCTGCCCTCGGCGTGCAGGTAATACTGCTTGCGGGCGTAGGGGGTGTTGTACACCAAAAGGCCCTCGTCATACTTGGAAGCAGTCTGCACGCTGTTTTTCAGTGTGCCGGTGTCCAGCGGAACATAGCTGTCGATGAGCCGGGCCGCTTCCTGTGCCATGGCATACTGCGCCTTTTGCAGGGCAGCAGTCTTTTCGGCACCGAAGTCAGGCCGCCAGGAAAGCTGCATCTGAACGCCGTCCACCTTGTAGCGCAGGCCGTAGGGCTGATCAAAAACAGGCTTGCTCATTTCCTCAGCTCCCCTCTACATGAAAATGCGGCAGCAGCGGTTCCCGGTTGTCGGAGACCGCCGCCACCGTGCAGCAGATGTGTGTTTTCTCGAGGGCGGCATACTCGGCCTCGGTCAGGCTGCGGACAGCGCCGCAGATGAGCTTGCCGCCCCGCTTGAGCGTCCAGTGTGCCGCCTTTTCCCCGGGCGGGAGCTTTGCCCACTGGAAATAGGGCAGATACCCGGCGGCAGGGGGCAGCCGGACATGGACTGTCCGCTGGGGGTCGCCGCCGGAGGTGTCCAGCTTCTCCCGCCAGCTGCACCCGGGGATGACGTGGCAGACAGGCCGGTCGATCTCGGTGGCGGTGTCGTGGATGAGGTTCACAACGGTAACGCTGCACTGCATCAGAAACACCCCCGATACAGCAGGCCGTGGGGGTCGTGCCCCAGGCAGCCGGAAAGAATGCTGTACGCTTCGGCGACCTGCTTTTCGGCCAGTGCTCCGTCGGAGAACGTCACGGCAAAGCCGTCGTTGTTGACGCTGGTCACGCCCGGCGCATAGCCGGTGGCAGCGCGTGCCGCTTCGGCCCGTTCAAGGCTCTGCACGATGGACGCACAGGCCATGGCCAAAGCTTCGGCACAGTCGGCGCAGCCTTTGGTGTGGGCTTCGGCCCGGCCAAAGGTGGCCCGGTCAATGAGCTTCGAGGCCCGGAAGCACAGCGGCGTGAACGCGGCTTCGTCCAGCGTACCGCCCGCTGTCTGGTACTGGTCGTAGGTGCAGTAAAGCATGGGGGCCTCCTTATGCTGCGACAGCCGCAGCGGTCAGGAATGCGAACGGAACCTTGGAGCGGTCTGCGTTCATGCGGGTGGCGGGGTTGGGCAGTGCCCAGCCCATACGCATCACAACGCGCAGGGCCACCATATCCTGCTGGGCCAGATTGTAGACGATCTCCTTGGTGGAGGGATCCTGAATCACGCCCTGATCCAGCAGCTTCACGGTGACATCCTGACGGATGGAGTACACCAGCTTCTTGAAGTTGCCTGCGATCAGCTGGGCCTTGGAAGCATCGAAGCCGCCGTTCTCGGGGAAGTACATGGGCGCACCGTCCAGCGCGTAGGTGGTTGCACCCTGCATATCGGAGCGGAACAGCGGGCGGCCATTGGTATCCAGCAGGCCGCGCAGCTCTGCCTTGGCGGTCAGGTCGCCCACCACGGCATCCACGCCGAAGCCGCCAGCTTCGACCTTGGAGAACAGACCATCCTTGCCCAGCAGCTTGGTGTAGTCGATGGGGCCGGTGACCTTGTTCTTTGCGGCAAGGGTCAGCACGTCGGTCGTCCACTCGGTGGGACGGTCACCGCCAAACAGGATGGCGTTGTCGATCTTTGCGCCCATGGCCTCACGGACGCGGGGCTGTACCTCGCCCATGATGTCAAAGGAGGAATCTGCCAGAACGGCCTCGGGCACAGGAACGATGACAGCCAGCTCTGCGGCGGTCATGTAGACGTTGTCCCATTCCTGCTTGCTGGTTTTCTTCATGCCGGTGTCACCGTTGACCCAGTATGCCAGAGGCAGCATGGACAGCACGGGGATCTTGGTCTGGTTGGAGGTCATGTTGGCAAGGCGGGTACCCAGCTGCATCACGATGGAGCTCTTGGGCACATCCTGCTGGATGGTGTTCACCAGCTGCTCCCGGATCAGGGCCTCAGCCTTATTGCGGGCGATTGCATCAATAGCCATAATAATCAACCTTTCTGGCCGAACGCTGCGCGGAATGCAGCATTTGCGGCCTCATGTGCGTTTGCGGGCTGGCGGTTGCCGCCCGGTGCGGAGGTAGAAAACTGTACCATACCGCCGTCCGGCAGAATGGCGCTGGGGTCTGCGGCCTTGAAGGTCTTGACATAATCATCAAAGCCCAGGATCTCGCCGTCCTTCATAGCAAAATTCTGGGCCTTTGCCTCGGCAAGGAATGCCTTACGGGCGCTCTCGCTGGAAAACTTCAACCCGGCGGCCTTGCGTTCCAGCGCATAGCCCTTTTCGAGGGCGGCTACCTGGCTGGCAGCGTCAGTCTTGGCCTGTTCTGCCTTGGCCTTCCACTCGGGGTCGTAGCCCTCCAGTTTGCCGTTTGCAGTGTTCAGCTGTTCGGTCAGGGTGGTCTTTTCGGCCTTGAGGGTCGTGATCTCATTGGCCTTTGCCGTGATGTCAGCGCCGTGCAGGTTCATAATGCTGTCCAGCTGTTCCGGCGTGATACCGGGGATGATTTTGCTCACATCTTCACGTTTCAATGTTGAGTGCTCCTTTCTGGTCAATGTTTGACGAATGGATCCGTTCGGTTTTGTAACGCGGTTCGCCTTCCGCATGGATCCCGGGCAGGGTACGCGCTGCCCGCCGCGATGGTTGCTTCCGACACAAATGTCGGGAACATGGCACCGTTTGCAGGGCTTGAACCTGCGGTATCCGGTTTTGGAGACCGGCGCTCTTCCATCTGAGCTAAAACGGCATGAAAAAAGCGCCCCTGCTCAAACGAGCAAAGACGCTTGCGGTATTTGGTTGTCAGATGCCGGGGACGATTTCCTTAACACCCTTTGCAAATGCGGCGGCCTTTTTCATCAGACTGTTTTCCTGAAGATATTCAAGCCCCTGTAAGGTGATATGAGGTTCCATGGGTGGTTCGATGCGCTCCGGCTGGCGAATGTAGCGGACGATGTTCAGGCCCTCAATGTAACCTGCTTTCTGCAGCTGAATCAAAAGTGCCTGAAACCGGTTCGGATTCGTACCGAAGCGCTCGGCAGTAAAACCAGCGCAATCGAACTCCTCAAAGTCCATGCTTTGCTGCAAATACTTCAAAATGCGGTAGATGACACGAAAATCTTCCATGATGACACCTCACTTCTTTTTGTTTAAGTCCATATACAGATACGCTTCCGGGTCGCCATACGCTTCCCGAGACCACTGTCGGTCTTGCTTGGCTGACAGGCGGGTCATGTGCAGCCAGACATCTCCATCTGTTCGCAATGCCGGATTCTTTTGCATTTCGTTCCAGATTGCAGAGGGGTCATCAAGCAGAAGCACTTCACTTTTTGTCATCTTTCAATCCCTCGATAAAATGATAGAGCTGCGGGTCTTTCTCTTTCAGGGCAGAGGGCTCCTGATAAAAAGCGCGATACCCTTCACTGAAATATTCCTTCAGCATATCTTCATTGATCTGCATCGTTCCGGCTTTAAAAATTCCATCCGTGGGAGATTCATATAGCCGTCCCTGATACTCAGAAATGAATTTGCTGTTCTGAAGAAGATAAATCGCTTGTGTATAGGTACTGTCATCATACACGATTTTAGAAAAATCTTCAACATCAATCCCGGATTTTCGGATGCTGATGTATTTGGAGTTGTGCCGCAGGTCGAGGGAAATCTCCAATGCGTGGCCATACTCGTGAATAACATCACCGCTTTTGCGCTCAGGGTGAAGATAAAGCGTTTTGTCTGGATAATAATAGCCGCTTCCAGCGGCATCTTTCTCTGTCATTACGACCTTGTTGATGATGCTTTCAGCCTTATCGCGCTGCCATTGAGGAATGACGGAAAGCTCTTTTTCAATGCCTTCACGCTCAGACTGTGAAACACTATCAGAAAAATTGAGTTTTTGAAGAATGCCGCGTGGCTCTTGCTTCTTCGCCGCCCACGTTGCCTTGCTGCCCTCGCTCCTGCCAAAGCCTGCCACGCTGGTGCGGGCACTGTCGGCCCTGCCGCCGGTGGCGCTGATAAAGTCGGCCAGATCCTGACGGGCCTGCCTCAGCTTCACCGCGCTAGCGGTGGTGTCGGCCCCGGCGGCATCCTCAGCCAGATACCGGCGCTTGTACTTGCGCACGGTGCGTTCCCGGGCCCGCTGCATCTGGCTGATCTCGTACCGGGTGTATCTGCCGCCGTTGTACTTGATGTCCCGGGCGTTGAGGGCTTCCAAACTCTCCTGCGTCCACGCAGGCGGTGCACCCAGCTCAGGGAAGATGGCAAAGAAGGTATGACGGCAGTTCCAGCCGCAAAGCCCGGCCCCGGTGCCGTAGCCGGTGGCGGCCTCGAAGTCCGGGTAATGCTTGCCCATGTAGTCCACAGCGCCGCCCCGGTGGAACTGCCTGCCCTGCCACTCAGCGTGGGAAGGGCGGGCCCCGCCGTGGGCCGTGGTCTCGAAGAACTCCACTCCCATCTCATCGGCCCGGGCCACCTGCAGCTTTGCACCGGTCTGGTTGACCCCAGTGAGCACCGCCCGGCGGGCGGCCACTTCCAGCGTGTCGGTGTGGCCGGTGGGGTAGGTGACGTATTTCATGGTGTCGGCCAGACTGTCCACCGCGCTCTTGACGGCGTTCTTGTAGTCGAACGCGCCGCTGCTCACCTTGAGATGGGCACGGTCGAGAGCGGCTTCAAACTGGCCGCTGACGGTGTTGGCCGTGGTGGCGGTCAGGTTGTGGAAGGTTCCCGCCGTCTGCTGATAGCCAGCGTTGAGCAGGGCCTGCAGGGTGGCATTCTCGGAAAAGGGTGTGGGCTCCTTGCCGTAGTGGTAGTAGATCTCGTCCTCGTTTTCCATGGCCCGGGTGGCCGCTTCCTGCATGAGCCGCCGGATCTCGGCTTCGCTCCTGCCGGTGTAGCGGGCCAGCTTCTTTACCACGTCCTGCCGGAGGGCTTCGGTCTGTTCATACCGCCACAGCTGCCAGTTTGCCGTGGGGGTCAGGGCTTCCATTTTGGAGATGCGCCGGGCCACGTCCCGCAGGATATCATCCTCGACCTGCTGAAATAAAAGCACCAGCCGGTCGGGTGCGTGGTCGAGATAGTCCGGGGCCAGCATCAGGCACCCCCGCCGAAGTTCAGCTCAGGCTGCTTGTTTTCGGCATCGGCTTCGGCGGCAATGGCCTTTGCGTCTGCCTCGCTGTATCCCTCGAACTCCACCAGATACCGCCAGAACGGGAACTTCCCGGCGGTAACGTATCCCCAAAACATCTGCTTGCGCTCCTTGGGGTCTGAGATGATGGAATCATCGAAATCGAAGGTTACATTGCACTCGCCCGGCAGAGGAACCGACGCACCGCTGTGCCATGCGGCATCCAGCAGGACGTTCACAGCATAGACCAGATCGGTGAGTGCTGTGCCGAGGGCCCGCTGCAAGTCCTTCACGGTGGTGTAGCTGCGCTGTTTGCTGCTGCGGATTTCCTCAGCGGTCTTATCAACGTTCTGCGGATCAGACAAAGTACCATAGGCAAGGCCGCACTGGAATTCGATGCGCTTGAGCATGGCATCCAGCCCTTTGCGATAGCTCTCATCCCGCAGGGTGGGGGCAAACACCTCGTAAAGGTTCCGACCACCGGAGACGCTGCCATTGATCCAGTTGCGGTAGAGCCGCTGTTCCCGCAGGGGCATCGTGGAACCGCCGTCAGAGCCCGGGCGCAGGGCGGTCTGGTCTACATCAAGAGCCAGCTGGCCGCCGCTGTACTCCCAGAGCAGTGCGCCATACTGCTCATCTGCATCCCGGATGATGTCCACTGCCGGAGCGTACACGCTGACACCCAGCGGGGAATGCCGGTCAGCGGCGTTGCCCTTGGGAGCCTTGAAATAGCCCCACAGCGGCCTGCTCACGCCGGTGAACTCCGTATGCGGGGCCAGTGCAGCCCACTCCGCAACGTCGGTCAGCGGAACTTCGACACCGATGTCAGCGCTTGTCATGGAACGGAACGCCTTGACGGTGACGGTATATTTCCCGCCGGAAAACTCGTGGTTTTCCAGCCGGGTGTAGATGCGGCCACCCCTTACAAGATGATCGTAAAAAATAGCCCCGGTCATACGTCCGGAGCTATCAAAGCGGGTGGGACAGAAGCAATCCCCCTGCACCACATCAATCTGGATGCGGCCCTCAGGGTCGAGATAGGGCCGGAACAGTACCCCACCAAGGGCACAGCCGTACTCCACGGGAATGCGCAGGTCTGCAATAAAGGGTTTGAGCAGCGCATTGATGCTGTCCGCCCGGGCACTGCCGGAGACAAGGCATTCCATTTCCAGTGTGGTCAGCCGGGCCAGCTCGGCGGCAATGCTCTGCGGCAGGCCCAGACTGTGCAGCGGGTCTTTGCCGCCGTGACACCATGGGCCGCCGGTATCGTACATCTGTGCCCAGAGGGTGATGGCACTCTCCATGGGGGCAGACACGCTGACGCTGATGGGAGTGTCCTCCCCGAACCAGAGCCGGGCCTTCTCCCGCAGCCACGAAAGCAGTTTGTCAAACATTACTTGGCTCTCCAATCTGCCCAGCGGATGAGCGGGGCGAATATCGTGTAACAGAAATAGCGGATATCATCCATGGCATGGTCGTTCTCTTTCACGACCCTGTCCTCCTTGGCCTTGTCGTCCCAGGAATATGCGCCGAACTCCCGGCGGGAATCGGTGCAGCTTTCATGGATCCGGACAAGTCCGGCCTGCATCATGGAAGCTACGCAGCGGATCCCGTTCAGAACGTCGTTGTCGGCGGGGATGACCTGATACCTGCCGTGCCGTCGGATGGTCTCGATAAAAGACGCGGCAGACGGATCTACACACACAGCCTGAATGTAATAGCCTTTTGTGAGCCGTTCCAGCTCGGCGTAGTGCTCCTCATCGGTGCGCTGCACACGTTCTTTCCGGCTGTCAAAATAGCTCTCCCGGATACGCAGGGCCTTACCGTCATGGATGACCCATAGCCCCATGCTGCATGGGTTATGTGTGCCATAGTCGATGGACACATAAAATTGACCGTCGATGCCGGCTGAGCTGCCGTGGAAGAGGTAAGGATCCGCGCAGAGCGAAAAGAAGGGATAGACCAGACCGGACGCATTGCACCAGTGGCCCAAAATGAAGCGGTCGTAATAGACAGTCCCGGCCAGCTCGTGCTTCAGGTGCTCCACGAACTCCTGCGGGAGAAAGGGGTTGTCGTCGATGGTGGAGGTCTGGCAGAAGATGTCCACCTCGGGGTCATCGATGAACTTTTTGAGAAAATGCTCCTGACTGTCCGGGTTAGCTGTGCCGTCGAAGTGGGAATGAGGACAGCGCAGGCGGGTCTTGAGCATCTGGAACACGTCTTCATCCCAGGTGGTCATCTCATCGCCGTAACCGTACTCGATGGTCATGCCCTGAATACGGGCAACGTGTTTTTTGCTGTCCGCGCCCAGAATGTGGACCCGGCGGCCAAACAGCCGGGCAGTGTTGTCGCTGCTGATGGTTCCCACAAGGGCCTCGCCCCAGATCTCTCGCATGGGGTCCAAAACGTTCCGGCTGATGGTGCCCTGTGTGTTGCCCAGCATTACCGCTGCGCCCTCACCCCGCAGAGCCAGAAGGCGCTGGGGAATGACCACGGCATAGTCCAGCCAGCTCTTGCCGGAACCGGTAGCCCCAACTTTCAGGTTCCACCGGTGTGAACAGGAAGCAAGATATTCTTTCTGCTTAGTCGATAACACTGTCTACTCCTCCTAGGATCTTGCGGGCCTCGGCCAGCTGATCAGAGGCATCGCCGGACACGCCGTTGAACATTCCCAGATGCCGCCCCAACAGATCCAAGGCTTTCAGCTTGTCGGCCAGCTTGACCTCCTGCTCCAGACCGTCCTCTCCGAAGGTCTTGACCTTGACCGACTGCACAGCAGCCAGATCGTCCGGTGCGGCATCGCTTTTCAGGGAAGCCGTCCTAGCATCGATGAGGTCGCCCGCGTTGACGAACGCCACCTTGGCCAGCTCTCGCACCACCCGGTCAGCGGACACGCCGGTGCGGCGGCTCTGCTCGGCCTGAAGCTGTGCGATGCGGTTCTGGATACTAACATTCGCTAACAGCCGTGCCGCCTGCTCGTTGGCCGTCTTTGGGGAGTATCCGGCACGGATGGCCGCCTGGGTCGCGTTCAGGTCGATCATATATTCTTCACAGAACCGCGCCTGCTTGTCGGTCATCCTCACCACCTCTCTCGTTGTCAGGGTACAAAAAAGCCGCCCTGAGCGGATGCTCAGAACGGCAGTTGTAATCAGGAAAAGCCCGGCCGGTGCAAAAAAGCTGTTAAGCAGCAAAAGGAGAAAACCGTATCAAGAGGAGGAAAACAAACCTCCGGTCGGGCCGCCAGCACGAAGGGAGTAAGGATGCCTTTCCTGCTGGGCTTTGCAGCATAGAGTATAGCACACTTGAACTAGTGCTTTTTAGTGCGTCATGGGTCTGTGTCCAGAAGTTGCACCGCTTTTTTGTGTCGTCGGAGGACCCAACTGACATCGAGGGAGAGCCGGTCAGCGATCAGCTCCCACTTGTGCCCACAGATATATCTCCGGTACAGAATCGTGAAGTCAAGCTCATCATCCAGCTGCTGTAGCGCAAAGATGATTTCTTTGCGAATGCGGGTGCTTTCCTCACACTGGGCTTTGTAAGCGCCCCGGGCTTCGTCGATGCGTTCTACTGCACGGGGCAATGTTTGGCCGTCTCCTCCGCCGCCCGGCACAGCGGAAAGGCACTGGGTCATGTTGGAAGCGTCTGTCTTCAGCGTGTCCAGCTCATCCAGCCGCAGCTGTTCGAGCCGCTTCGCTTGCTGATACCTTCTCAACCAGGCCTTCTTCTCTTCGTAGGTCATCCCCACACCTCCACACGCACGAACACACCGCAGGGGTCCGACCAGAACTTCTCCACGATCTCGCTGCACACCTGGGCATCATCGTGCCAGAAGTGCAGGCGGGTCATCTCGTCCTTGAGGGCCTTTTCCAGATTGTCGGTGTCAGGTTTGGAGGTGCGCCAGCTGCCGTCCGGGCGGCCCTCGGTGGCAAAGCACCACTTGACTACCAGCCGCACCGGCGTTCCGGCGGGCACGGGCTGTTCCGGCGCATGGGGTGCCAGATAGGCGTGGAGCTTGGAGCGGGCGGCTTTCAGTTCGGCGCTGTCGTGGAGCACGGCACAGGGCTTGCCGCCCTTCATGTAAGCGTGCAGCTCCTTGGCGTTGTGGGTGGTGGTGGGCGGCTTCATGGGCAGGAAGAATTGAGCAATGGGCAAAAATTGCACGTTCGTTTCACCTCGTTCTTTCTTTTTGTTCGGCCAACGTGATGGGGAGGGTTCCCCGGAGGGATGGGGGCTGTGTTCGCCCCATCCTCTGGGAGACCCCATCACACATGCTGCAGTTATAGCTATTATATATAGGCTATTTTGCACTGCAAAATTTGCAGTCATAGCGGCTATAACTGCAAAATTGCAGTTTTTGCTGTCGTGCAAAATAGCGGCTATAACTGCATTTTTATAACAAATTGTAATTTTAAAATATACAATTCGTTTAACCTGCGCTGCCGGGCTCCTTGCGTCCGACTTTTTCGCCGTCGATCCAGAACCGCCCGTCATCCTTCAGGCGGGTCTTGACGGTGCGGGGCTTCAGATCCATGTACTCGGCCAGACTGTAAACAGTCACTTCGCCATCCATCATGCAGGCTTCAAAGGCGGTGTCCAGCTCGGCCTTTTTGTCCTTGCTGACTTTGTCCTTATTGCCCCAGCGCTTGGATGCGCCCCGGGTACCCAGTGACTTGTAATCGCTGTCCGGCTGCAGATCCTCCAGCAGGCCGGTGTCCGGCTTGTGGACGGGGTAGTCGAACCAGAGGTTCACAGGGTCGAAGCGTGCAAACTCGCGCAGGGTGCCCTCAATACGCCAGGCGGTCATGCTGTCGGCTTTTTTCTGGGCGGCTGCGATCTGGGCATCGATGGCCCGCAAGTCGGCCATGCCAAGGTGTTCTTTGGCAATGGCCAGCATCCGGCTTTTGCTCAGGGCATCGTCCGGGCCGTAGGCATCGGCATGGCCGCGCTTGTCCAGCATAGCCTTGAGCACCCGGCAGGCGGCCTTGTTGTGGAGCTGCTCCAAAATGGCCGCGGTCGGGGTGAGCTCAGTCATATCCAGCATGGCATCCGGGTCACGGGCAAACACGCCGGAGCCGCTGGCGCGGTCCATGCTGCGCTTGCCGCCCTGGGAACCCTTGGAGTGGTGGTGGCAGTAGATCACGGCACAGTCCAGCGCGCGGCAGACAAGGTCAAATTGGTTGCAGAACTTTGCCATCTGGTCGGCGCTGTTCTCGTCGCCGGTGATGACCTTGTAGATGGGGTCCAGAATGACGGCAGTGTAGCCTTTCTTACCCGCCCGGCGGATGAGCTTGGGGGCCAGCTTGTCCATAGGGACGGAAGCACCGCGCAGGTTCCAGATGTCGATGTTCCGCAGGTTCTGCGGGGGCAGGCCGAGGGCGGTGTACACATCCTTGAAGCGGTGCAGGCAGGAGGCCCGGTCCAGCTCGAGGTTGATGTACAGCACCTTGCCCTGCGCACAGGAAAAGCGGCCCAGCCAGGGCGTACCCTCGGCAATGGCGATGCACAGCTCGATCAGGGCAAAGCTCTTGCCCGCCTTGCTGGGGCCTGCCAGCAGCATTTTGTGACCCTTGCGCAGCACCCCGGTGATGAGGGCATCGGCCAGCGGCGGCAGGTCATCCCAGTCATCAGCCAGGCTTTCGGTTTCGGGCAGTTCATCGGTCTCGGCTTCCAGCCAGTCCCGCCACTCGTCCCAGCAGCTTTTGCCGATGTTGGTCTCCAGCAGGGTCTGCCGCTGGCTGCCGCGCAGGATGCCGGGCATCCGGGAAAGGCGGCTGGGGTTGCGGTTCTGCTGGTCGAGGGTCAGGCCGTTTTTCTGGCAGGCGGCATAGAGGTAATCCACCCGCTTGCGGTATTCGGTGTAATCCGGGGCATCCACCTTGACGATGGCGTGGACGCTCTTGCCGCCGGAGTAGACCAGGGCGGCGCAGGGCAGCTCCAGCTGCTTGATGATGGCCTGCTGTCGGCCCAGATCCATGTTGTCGCATTCCACCAGAGCATAGCGATAGGCGGTGATGTTGGCATCCTTGCGGCCCGTTCCGTCCACCGGGTTGAAGCAGATCCACGCGCCCACCTCGGGGTCACAGTCGCCCACCACCTTGCCGATATCGCCGCCGCAGGTGTCCAGCTCTGCAATGAGCTGGCCTGCGGTGCGGTCCCAGCAGCCTTTGGTGGGACGGCGGCGGTCATCGGCCATGAAGCTTTCGGTCACATAGGCCACGTGTTCGTCCTGCTCAAAAAGGGCCTGCAGGTAGCGCCTGAGCTGGTCAACTGGGTCCCACTGCTCAGGCAGAGCCAGGTCATGGGATTCTACCCACCGGGGGTCCACCAGCTGCCCCTCCGTTCTGGAGGAGCCGGTGGTGAGCTCGTCGCCCCAGTCCAGTGCGTGGCCCGCGGGGCCGCTCCATCCGTGGCTGTAGGCCAGCTGGAAAATGCTGCTCTCGGTGACAGGCTTTGTGCTGCCGTGAAAGCTCTCCCACTTCCGGGCACACTCACCCTTGTGGTAGCGGCCCCCGTCCCGGGCGCTCCATGCTTCCCAGACGGTGACGGGCAGACCCGCTTCCTTGAGGCCCATGCCCACCATCGTCCACTCCTCATAAGTCAGGGAGGCCGGGGAAATGAAGTCCAATGCTTCTTTGAGTTCGATCTCATCATTCATCTGCGTTACCATACATCCCATGCGGGTGTTTCAGGCGGGGCGGGCGGCGTATAGGTGCTTGGGGTAACACCCTTGGGCACACCCCGCCAGCCCTGGGCCGCAATGCGGTCGATCATGTGTTTGGCCTGCTCAAAACTCCATGTGCCCACATGCTGGAAGCCGTATTTTTCCAGACAGCGGATCTGTTTTGGTGTGGTGAGGCTTTCGTCCCGGCGTTTGTGCAGCCGGTCCAGCAAAAGGCTGGCCTTGCCCGCCGACTCCACTGCATCCGGCAGAATGCCCAGCTTTTCGAGGGCGGTGGTCTGCTGTTCGGTGGGCGGCCCGGCTTCCCAGCCAAAGGCCGGTACATAGCCGGACAGATCCTCGGCCTGAATGCTCATTTCGTATTGGAGCGGGTCCACCAGCTTTGCCTTTTTGCGGCGCTGTTCGGCCAGCTGTTTTGCAAGGGCTTCTTCCCGCTGGGCCACCACGTCCTCTCTGGCCTGGGCGGCGGCTTCCTGGATGTCCTGCGCAGCCCCGGTCTCGGCCAGATTCTCGGTCATCTGCCGGGCCACGGCCCTGTCCTCGCACACAAGGTCTGCCGGGCGGCAGAGCTCGTGCTTGTCGGTCATCCACAAGAAGTCGAGGAGCAGCAGATCGGTCTTGCCCTCGGCCAGACGTGTGCCGCGCCCCACCATCTGGCTGTACAGGCTGCGGACTTTGGTGGGCCGCAGCACCACAACGCAGTCCACGCTGGGGCAGTCCCAGCCCTCGGTGAGTAGCATGGAATTGCAGAGCACGTTGTACTTCCCGGCATCGAAGTCGGCCAGCACTTCCTTGCGGTCGGCGCTCTGGCCGTTGACCTCGGCGGCCTGGAACCCCTTGGCGTTGAGCAGGTCCCGGAATTTCTGGCTGGTTTTGATGAGGGGCAGGAACACCACCGTCTTACGGCCCCTGCACCGCTGCACCATCTCAGCGGCGATCTGCTCCAGATACGGGTCCAGCGCCGTGCCTAGTTCCCCCACGGCGTAGTCGCCGCCGCTGAGGGCCACACCGGAGATGTCCAGCTGCAGGTGAATGGTCTGGGCCATGATCTTGCACAGATAGCCCTCTTTGATGGCATCAGTCAGCTTGTACTCATAGGCCAGGCTGTCGAACACCTCGCCCAGGTTCCGCATGTCGCCGCGGTCAGGGGTGGCGGTCACACCCAGCACCTTTGCACCCTCGAAGTAGTCCAGGATGCGGCGGTAGCCGTCGGTGATGGCGTGGTGGGCCTCGTCAATGATGATGGTTCCGAAGTAGTCCCGGGGAAAGCGTTCCAGCCGGGCGGGGCGCTGCAGGGTCTGCACGCTGCCCACCACTACCCGGAACCAGCTGTTCAGGCAGGTGGATTCTGCCTTTTCCACGGCGCTGACAAGGCCGGTGGAACGCTGGAGCTTGTCTGCTGCCTGTTCCAGCAGCTCGCCCCGGTGGGCCAGGATGAGCACCCGGTCCCCGGCACGCACCTGATCGGCGGCAACGGAGGCGAACACGATGGTTTTGCCGGTGCCGGTGGGCAGCACCAGCAGCGTGCGCAGACGGCCCTGCTCCCACTGGGCGTGGATGCTGTCCCGGGCGGCCTGCTGATAGGGACGCAGGGATTGGATGTTCGCCATCAGAATGCCCCCTGTGTCCAGCCCTGAGCGGGTGCGGCCTTAGGTTCCGGCGGCGGCAGAAAACGGGTGACCTCATTGCTCTGGCCGGTCTTACCTGCGTTGGGGCCGCTCTGCTTGGTGTACTCCCGGATGCCCAGACGGCACCAGCCCCGGGAACCCACCACCTCGTTCCAGCGGGGGCGGAAGGTCTCACCGCGCTTGCACTGGCCGATGCTCTCGAAAAAAGCACCCAGCAGGCCCTGCGTTTTGGTGTGCAGGTACAGGCGGTCAGTGACGGTGGTGTCACCCTTGGCCCCGCCGAAGATCTTCAGGGTCAGCTTTGCCATGGAGCAGGGCGGCAGCTTGGCGCTGCCCTCAAAGCGGGCTCGTTCCATGCCGATGACCTCAAAGGCATAATCGCCCTCGGGCAGGAGCACAAACTCCTGCTGCTCGTTGGTAAATTCGTCGTCCCAGCTCAGGGCACGGTCGGTGTTCATGCCATTCATAAGTAAGTTCTCCTTTCAATTGTCAAAACGGCAGGTCACGGCTGTCCAGCACCATCTGGAGCACCTGGGGCCATGCGGCCACCAGACAGCCCTCTACGAAATCGGCCGGATAGTCCCGGATGGGCATATCCTCGGGGAAATACCCCTTCGCGGCGACCGCGGCCTTGACCTCATAGTCCAATACACCGTGTTGCGTCATCAGATCTTGCAGGGCTTTCAGTGTAGACGCCTCCGCCTTGGGCTCCAGTGTACTGCCCGCTGGGGGCGGCGTTCCCTCCGGCATCGGGCTGGCAGAGGCAGGAGGTGGTGTGGGCGGAGACACGGAGGAAGCCGGGACATGCTCCGGCGGCGGTGACGCGGGGGCGGCATTGTCCAAATATGGAGCCAATGGAGCGAACTCCAAAGGCAGCTCCTCCGGAAGGCCCAGCCGGTTCTTTGCGTCCCAGCAGGGATGATGGGTTGTGAACATGACGCGCCGGCCGCCCTGGGGCTTGAACTTCTTCCCCTTGTCGTCGACCGCTACGGACAAGGTCTTATAGTTGGCGAACAGGAGCAGGTCGGCCCACTCCTTGACCAGGGCGGCCGTCTTCTTTTGCAGCTTCAGCTCCCACCGGTCATACGCGCCCATCTCGTCCGGCTGTTCAAATTTCCGCATCATAGCGTGGGCCGTCAGCACCACGTGGATGCCGTTGTCCACGGCCTCCTCCAGGAGGTTCAGGAGCCGCCCGAACTCCTCGGCCACATAGACGTAGCCCTTGCCGTATCC